CAAAGGAATAATCAGCCAATAAAAGGTGTTGTCCAACATATAGAAGGCAATATGGAGGAATTAGCTGATTTATATAAGAAAGAAAAAGGTGAATCTATCACCGACATCTGGAACAAGGCAAACAAGGTTGACCCACTAACCGAAGAGGCGAAGAAGTACAAGAATGCTGAGGAGTTTGTGGCGAGCCAAGATATCTCTGCGGTATCTGACTATTATACAGATACAGGAGAAGCAAGAGAATTGGCACATAAAGCAAAAAAAGGAGATCCTGTGGCTATTTCTAAAATGGCGGAAGAAATGGCAATCCTTGTTCCTAAAGAAACAACGCTTATCCCTGTTCCTTCTTCTTTAGGAAAAGCAACAATAACAAAAGAACTTGTGGATAAAATAGCAGAAATTACAGGAAGCAAAGTTGCTGACATAGTTACAGGGAACAAGAGAGCATCATTGTACTCATTAAAGAAAAAGGGAAAGTCTTTAAGTAAAGACGAGCTAGGATTTAAGCTATCTGCAACAGTTCCTAAAGGCAAATATATGATAGTTGATACTGTTTTGGGAACAGGAACAACTATGCGAGCCATTAAGGGCATTCTTCCTAATGCGAGGATTTTAGTTCACAGTATTGACAAGCAACAACTCACCGACATCTGGAACAAGGCAAACAAGGCAGACCCAGGCGAGACTTTATCAGGAGCAAAAGAGACAGGCATCAATGCTGGTGATTGGGTCACGCAAAGTAGAAAGTATGCCGAAGAACATGGGCAACGGCACCTTGGCGAAACAGCAAATGATTTTGAGCTTGCCAGAGAAGGTGTGCAGTTCAAGATAATTGAGCAGGAAGTTTATGCGGATGAACTGTTTAGCGAGGGCAACAGCATCCATGAATGGGGCTATGACCCTCGATAACATTAGAATTAACGATTCACTGAGGATCAGACATGAATTATCACGCCCGAGTAATCAAAGACCGCATTGCCCAGATGAAGGCCAATGATGCCAGCAATATGCCGCCCGGGCTAAAAGAAGGTGCGCGGTTACGCCTGAAGGCCAAAGCAGTAGACGATGATCGCCGGCAGCGCAAGATCGATGCAACGCAAGGGCTGAAGAAGAACCGGAACACTTATTCTGCCGGCGAGCGGTTTGATTCCGAGATTCATCAGTCCCTGGACGGTGAACCGATCATCAACAAGGACGGCTCTTTCCGGAAGAAAACAAACTGGAAGCAGAATGTTTGATTTTATTCGGATTCCATTTCGCGGCCGCAAACGGTACGACGAGAAGCGCGCAAAGCAGGACGCTCTGGTTAGGGCAGATTTCGCAGCGTTAGTGCTGAATAACTCGGCCTTCTTCGACGCATACCAGGCAGAACTTGACACCCTGGTCGATGCAATGCTCGAAATAGAGCCGGTAACGGTCGACTCTGAACGGCAGATATTGCGGTTACACGCAAGAATCCGCGAACTGAACAATTTAATAACTATTCTCCAGTCATTTGCTCGCCAGAAGGAAGTGATTGAGATACAGGCCGAAGCAGCCTGAAGATTTTTCAACTACATGGTGAATGACTATGGCTGATGTACAACCGGCAACGCCGGATACCTCTCAGTTGCCAGCGGACCTTAGTGTTCACGAGGCAGCAGACCTTTTAGCAAAGTATCGGACTGAACCCCAGAAACTGGGGGAGTCAGCAGCCGAGAATGCCGAGAGTGTTATCGAGGAAATCCCTGACCAAGAGCAACCGGAAGAGATCGAAGCGGTCGATCCGGACTCCTCTGAGGAAGGGTCGGATGAAGAAATCACCGAAGATGCCGAAGATGACCTGGAGTCTCTTGCCGAAGGCGAGGAAGACCAACCGGAAGACCTCGAGGCAGAACCGGAATTCTATGAGATTGAAGGCGAGGAAGTCTCGCTGGATACCATCAAGGAATGGCGCGAATCTGGAATGCGCCAGGATGAATTCACCCGCAAAACACAGGTACTTGCCCAGCAGACGCAATCAATAACTGAGATGGAGAAAAACCTGAATCAGTTTGCCCATGCGTCGGCGCAGCAGCACAAAGGAAGGCTCTCAAAGATCGAGGGCGCTCTGAAGCAGTACCAGTCGGTAGACTGGGCGCGTTTGGCATCAGATGACAATCAGAAGTTCACTGTTCACAAAGAGCAGTTTGAACAACTGAAACGTCAGTATGCCAGCGAGCAACGCGAATTCGCAGGATTTGCCAAGGGGTTTGATACCCTTTCTAAGCAAGTTACTGCGAAGAAAGCCGAAGCTGCCTACCCTGAGATCAAGCAACGGATCAAAGGGTGGAATGAGGGGCGCTATCACGAGTTGCGTGAGTTTCTTACCGGAAAGCTGGGCGCTAACGTGAACCAGGTCAACAACATTACTGACCCATGGTTCTGGGAACTTGCAAATGCCGGCGTTACCTATCTCAGTGGAAAGAAGTTGAACACCGGGAAACGGAAGATACGACGGCCCACTAAAACACTCAAAGCGAAGGCACCTGTTGCAAAAGCAGATCCAAAAGGTACGGCCGACAAGGCTGGGCTTGAAGCCATCAGCAAATCCATGGGTTCAGCAAGGGATCAGATGGATGCTGGGGCGGCATTGCTGAAGCAGCGCAGGGGCAAGAGCAAAAGGTAAAATACAATGGCTACATTACAACATTCACGCGGTGCCGTTGCTGCTGATTCAGCAGTAGGGCCACCGTCAAATGTACATGATACCCAGGGTGAGAAGGAAGATTTTTCCGATATTATCGGCCTGATCGCCCCCTACGATACCCCGGTTTACAGCACCCTCCGCAAGGTTGACGCTGTTGCCCCGGTGATCCACTGGCAGGAAGACGATCTCGCCGCCGCTGCATCCAATCCAGTTGCGGAAGGTGCGACGGTAACTATCGCCGCTCAGACTTCACCGGGGATCTCGATCAACTACACTCAGTTGTTTGAGAAGACCGCATCTGTTTCCAGCACGGCCGAAGCCACTCAGTGGTACGGAAGAGCCTCAGAAATGGATTACCAGATTATGAAGAGGGGTCGGGAAATGAAGCGCGATGTAGAATTCGCGCTCGTTGGTTCCGGTGCCGCTGCTGCTGAAGGTAGTTCTGATGGTGAAGGTGGGATCACGGCCCGGACCATGGGATCTGCAGAATCGCTGATCTCGTCCGGTAACTCCAAAGCTCTTGGGGCAGCTACCAACGTCACAGAAGCAGATGTTCTGGAGAAACACCAGGACTGCTATGACAATGGTGGTGATCCCAACTGGATGCTGGTGTCTCCCGGCACTTCGACGGTTGTGGCAAACTTTGCCTACATCGATCCGACTACGACGTCATCCAATGGTGCGCGTCAACGACAGACTGAAGGCAATCGCCTGGTCAACATCGTTGAAATCTACCAGTCGCCGTTTGGCACGATGACGGTTGTCACCGACAAATTCATCGAAGGCGCTGCAGGTGCTAGTGGCGATGAAACCGGTGTCAGCCTGTTGCTGTTGGAAACGGATCGCTGGGCGATTCCGGTTCTTCAGCCGATGCAGGTCGAGGATCTGGCGAAGGTCAGTCACTCCGAGGACAAACTCGTTTCTTGTGAGCTTTCACTGCTCCACGAGAATGAGAATTCTTCGGCAATCATCACCAACATCGATACGACTGCTTAACTGCGGTTTGTCGTTAACTGAAAGGGGGGCTTCGGCTCCCCTTTCTTTTGAGGGTATAAAATGTCTGCAAAGGTCGGCGTAAATATTGAGCGTCAGGATTTCAGCAACAAGATCAAGTATGAGGTCAGGCATTCAACCCCCATTGATCCGTTGCTAAAACACGCTGAGTTCATGCGTGGCAAGGAAGAGTTTGCGCGAAAGGTTCGCAATAATGAGATTGAGCCGATGTGCGCTCTTGGCCCGGTAGAGGTCATGCAGATCAAGTCCAGGCACGGCATTGATGTAATGAACCTGAAGGGCAACGATGGTGAAGCCTTGAAATTCATCATCGAGACCGAATTTCCGTACCTGAAAACAACCAACAAAAAACTGTATCGGCGCGGCGGCAAAGGCCAGAAAGGAATGCACTTCGGGGCTAAATAATGGCTTTATCCACATATACAGAATTACAGGCATCAGTCGCCAACTGGCTGAATCGTGCTGACCTGACCAGTGATATTGTTGATTTCATTGCGCTGGCAGAAGCGAAAATGAATCACGGCATTGCAATCGATCCTGATCGAACCATCAGTCTTCGGGTTGATGAGATGAAGACATCGACAACAGTCCTGATTGGAACTACAGATGACGATGTGACCAGGACCGTGTTCCCTATCCCGTCAGACCTCCTTGATCTGGAGGAAATACGACCGACAGGGACATGGGACGGCGATGACGGGGACGAAGTAGTGACTGCACTATCCCCGGCAAAGCCATATCTCGAGCGTGTATCCAATCACCGACTTGAGAGTTGGGTTGTCGGAGCCGGATGGCCCGCATTCTTTTCCAATGACCCAACCGGGGATAACTGGAACATTTGGCCGCGAACTGCCAACTATCAAATCACCGCATGGTACTGGGAGGATGTCCCGGCGCTGGCGTCTAATCCAACATCTGAGATTCTCACCCGATACCCGGACGTTTACCTGTACGGGGCGCTACAGGAAGCGGAGGCATTCCTGAAGCTTGAGAACACAACGTGGCGCAAGCAGTTTATTGCCGCTATTGCCAGCGCAAATCAAATGACCAAGCGCAAGTCATGGGCAGGCTCTGATCTACGCACACGCAACCCCTACGGATGGAGCAGGGTTATATGACCACAATATTTACGCTTGATGACACTACGCCTGTTGCTATTGATGATGCTGGCGATACATTCACTGAGTTGCAGGAACTGAAAACTGCCATCCAGACATCTTTTGCCGGGTTTAATTCTGAATTAAATGCAGTTTGCACAAAGACTGGCCCCGAGATTGATGATGGCATTGATGACGCGGCCGCTGCGCTGCCAAAAGCTGGCGGCGTTCTTACGGGGCCGGTTCAGACGACTGATCTTGAAATCGGCCACGCAACTGACACAACACTTTCCAGATCCGCTGCCGGAGTTCTTGCAGTTGAAGGGAATGTAATCCCGCATATCACGGCATCCGGCACTTTTGATGATACGTCGCTGACGTTCACCGGGTTCTCTGTCGATCCTACCGTTACGTTCAAATACAAAATAGACCAAGATGACTTGGTGACGGTGTGGGTTACAGCAGAAACGGCAGGCACTAGTAATTCCGCAGTATTTTCAGCTACGGGGTGGCCTTCAGCATTACGCCCATCAAGTGAAACGGTGTATACCTCGGTGTTTACTGCAACTGGATACGTTATAACCGAAGACAGGGGGGCAGCATTTGCAACAATCGCCACGGGGGGGGTAATTCTGATTGAACGAAGTGGCCGGTTAAACGGAGACGCATGGAACTTAACAGGGGCCAAGGGTTTTGCTCCCGGCACAGTATTCCAATATTACAAGAATTAGATGCTCATCCCGATCAGAAACCTTGGAGCAGGCGGCGTAGTCACCGACGTATTGCCGTTTGACCTTGCGTTAAATCAATTCTCAAGCAGCAGCAATGTTGTTTTTCGTGACGGCAAGGCTGAAAAAATCCCCGGCTGGACCGAGGTCATCGAAGTCGATGCCACGGCAGACGCTTACTGGTTTCATGCCTGGAAGGATGTAGATGGTAGTGTGTATGCCGTGTTCGGGCTTGATGCTGACATCAAACTGTATAACGGCGCGGCAATGAGCAACCCTGCACATCCAACCCTTACAGCCACTCACACAGACTGGCAGATGGATCAGTTCGGGAAGTTCGTACTCCTGAACAACCAGTTTGATACGCCGATGTATTCGGACGATTCCGACGGCAGTTCTTTTGCTGTCCTCCCTGGCTGGACAACGTCGATTAATGCCAAGGCAAAGGTTGTCAGGCCTTTCAAGTCGTTTCTTGTTGCCCTGTGGGTTGGGAACGATCCATATACGGTGTATTGGTCGGATGAATCCGCGCCTGATGCGATTCCTGATGACTGGGATTACACAGCAACAACCAATCTCGCTGGACGTAATGCGCTGCCGGCAGCAGACGGTCAGCTTGTAGACGGGCTAACACTTGGTGACGCTTTTATTGTTTATACGGACTTTGCCGCTTACGCGATGCGGTTGGTTGCAAATACGACCTATGTGTTTTCATTCACAAGGCTGAATGCGCGTGGCCTTCTGAATAAGAATTGCGTTGTCTCGTTTGAGACGCAGCATTTTTGCGTTGGTGATCAGGTTATTTACATCCATGACGGGTCGCGGATAACAAGGATTGCCGACAACAGGGTCGAGCACAAATTCTTCAGTGAAATAGCAGACGGCAGCAAGGTGTCCGTAGCAAAAGATGAAGCCAACCATGAGGTTTTAATTTATTACCCAACGGGCGATGATACTCATTCCTCAAGGATTCTGCGCTGGAACTGGTTGGAGAATACATGGAACTTCGCCAACGTCGATGACGGTGATGACGAGGTTTCATGCATCAGGCTGTCACTTCGGGCCCCTGTTGCTACCAGTTACCAGGATTTGCTTGATGCTGGCACAACATATGCGGGGTTGAGCGGGACAACCTACGCGGCCCTGTCTGGTAACGCCAATGACGAGTTAATCCCTCACCGACTGTCAGTTGATGTAAACACGGGGGGATCGACCTTCTGGGAGATGGAGTCCGGCTTTACCCGTGACGGGGCCGAGTACGATGCTTACGTCCAGAAACTTTATATTGATCTTGATGAACTGACCAGAACAACGGAACGAATCAAGCATATTTCTTCGATCCTGCCACAGATGGATGGGTCCGGAATAGTACAGATCAGGGTTGGAGCATCGATGGGTGTTAATGACGCCATAACCTGGAATGCCCCGGTGGAATTTGATCTCGACAGTGACCAGTACAAGGTGGATGTAAGAATATCCGGTCGATACCTGGCTATCCAGATTGGCGAATGGACAGGCTCTCCGACTGCAAACAACTGGCGATTATCCGGGCTTGATATTGAGGTGACGGACGGTGGCGGACGGTAGTGTTTACCAACCGGAACGTGCTGCACCGGATAACGTCGAAGACGTTAGATTCTGGCTGCAGACCGAACTGGATAAGATTTCTGATGCAATTGCGCTCGTATATGGTGAAGCTGTGAGTGACACTAATTACCTCGTTGAGGTAGCAAAAGGCAATGTTGCCGGAAACAGGATGTGGGACGCTCTTGGGGAGAGAGAAACCATTGGGACAACAGCCAGCGGAGAAGATATGTGGAGGGGAAATGAACTGACCCCTGCACCGGCTTCTCATGTGCTTATTCCAACGCCTCCGGATGCCGGCGAGCAGATGACCGTGGAATCAGAAAGTACGGCCGATACTGCAACAGGGACCGGGGCCGCAAAGGTAAAGATTGAATATCTCGATGCAAACGGATACGAGCAAACCGAGGAAGTCACGCTAACCGGCACAACCGGCGTTGACCTGGTAGAAACCAACGCTCGATTCATCAACGATATGTATGTCTCGGAACTGGGGTCGGCTAATACAACCGGGGTAGCAACGGGTCATATCAAGATATACGAGAAGACCGGTGGTGCATCTGGAAATGTGTACAACATGATTGCGGCTGGCGGCAACAAGTCGATGGTCCCGCACAGGATGGTCCCAAAAGACAAGCGATTGATTGTCCAGAAATGGCTTGTTGGTGAGGGGAATAACAAGCGGCTGACCATGAGAATCAGATCAGATTGTAATAATTTCGTTCCACCGGTCAGGCAGGCCGGGGTATTTTTATTCAAATCGGTTATTTATTTGAACCAAACCACTGCGCCAATGGATCTTGCTTACGCTATTCCTGAATTATGCATGGTGAAAGTTTCCGTGTGGGCAGCAGCAATAGATGGGGAAGCATCCTGCCACTGGCGCGGTATTTTGGAAGATTACGTCACATAGGTCTTTGACATGAGTTTATTTGAATCAGAATCAAGCGTATCCGGATCTCCCTGGGGGCCGCTGCGAGATCCGCTGTTGTATGGTCTCGACGAGGTTCAGGACATTTATGGACGCGGCACATGGGGCGGCCCATACACGGCCGGGATAGACCCAAACCAGACGGCCGGGATTGCGTCAGGCATTGCCAACGCTGGCGGCGCTGGGTCTGTTGGTGATGCCTACAGAACCGCAGGGACCGGGATGATTCCCGGGCTGGGGTCTGCGTTCAATTACTTCAATAGTTCGCTGGGCGGATCACAGAACCCGTGGATGACCAACCAGGATCAGTACATGGACTTTGCTGCCAGTATTGCTGACAGCCCGTACCTGAACAGCCAGATTACGGCTGCTTTGCGTGATCCATACCGAGGCCTGACTGAAGGTGCTTTGCCCGGTAACGCGATGAATGCCGTAATGATGGGTCAATCTGGTGGCTCTGGCCGGGAAGTTGGTGATGCCATTGCGCGGCGAGGCTATGAAGACCGTGCTACCGATATCGGCGGTCAGATGCGCGGGAATGCTTACCAGACCGGCTTAAACTTTGCCAACCAGGCCGCAACAGGCGACCAAAAGGCAGCATGGGATTCCGCATTGCAGTTAAGCGGCCTGGGCGCGCAGGGGCTGGGTTATCTTGGCGAGGGCTACGGATGGGATCAGACCGGCGCAACTGATCAGTACAACTGGGGTACAACAACCCAGAATCTCGAAAACGAGCAACTCGACGCTAATATGAGGGAATTCTACGAGCCGTGGAAGATGATCGAGAACTACGGTAATTACGTCAACCCGCTCACCGAGAACCTGTTCACGAGGACATCCGAGCAAGATCAGTTGATGCCGTGGCTGTTTGGGTCCGAAGGTCCACTGTCCGAGATTGGAGGGAAGTTAGGTGATGAATTTGGGGAGTACATAAAGGGCTTTGGCGATGATAATAAGTGGTTTGGCTAAATGAACCGACTTCTTCAGACTCGACCGGCGGCATTCTCGCCCCTGTTCGGTCGGATTAACATTGGTACGGGCGAAAAGGACGATGGCGAGCAGGCGAACCTGTTTGGGGGGCGCAAACCAAGAGCGGTCCTGTCGCAAGAGGAAGAAGAAGAGGAAGAAGGCTCTGGCGGCGGCACTGGTGGTGGCACGGGAACTGGCGACGGGGCCGGGGTTGGTGACGGCACTGGTGTTTTTGATGGCATTGACCCTGACCTGGATGGTGTCACCGAGGGTGGCGGGACGCAGCCGGGGGATACCACTGGCGGGACGCAGCCGGGGGATACCACTGGCGGGACGCAGCCGGGGGATACCACTGGCGGGACGCAGCCGGGGGGCACTGTTGGCGATACTGTTGGTGATGCTGTCGATCCATCGCCGTATGAATATGGCACGATGGATATCGGCTGGGGGATCAATGCCAATACTCCGTATGAAGGCTGGGAAGGGTCGATTGGTGCCCTGTCGGGCCTTTACAAGTTGTTTCCGGGTTTCTTTGGCAACGATTCTATCGTTCCGCAGGACACGGATGTACCGCCGCCGCCTCCTCGC